CAGTTCGGTAGTGGTCGCGCCCAAGCTAGAAGAGAAACCATCGAACAGAGCGATGAGATCTTTGTCAATCTTGGTAGCGATGGAGTTACCCAGAACCGTACCGAGTTCTTCAGCCGGGTTGCCTGCGCCCATTGCAGCCAGGTCAGTCAGGAGAACCTGAGCGCCGACTTCGCCAACGGTTACAGAAACGCTGCTGGTAGAAACAACGGTTTCAGACATATCGGTGCCTTCAGTAAGGCCGGCAGCGGTAACAGCCGGATACTTCGGAACCTGAATAGTTTTTCCAGCTTCGTTGCCGATGTTGTACATGGTAACGAGCGGAAGCAACAAAGATTGCTCTTCAGCGGTGAAACGCGCCTGAGCAACGATATTGACGAACAGGTCGTCAAGAGTAGTAGAAGTAGTGCCTGCCATGATTGGCTCCTTGTCAAAAGATTACAGAAGTGGATTATTTTGCTCGCTTCATTGCAGCATAGGCTTCTTTGCCTCCGCTGTTCCAATTTGCGACCATATCAGCCACAGATGCAGGCTTCTGTGTAGAGCCACCAGCGTTGCCCTTGCTTCCTGTGCCTCCAGCGGAAGCACGAACGAAATGCGGGTTTGCTGTAAGGAATTCCTCAACAAGTTCCCCAACCTTTAAGGATTCACCGGAATCGTTATATCGTGGGGAGCCATTAGCGTCAAGGACTTCTACATGACCGTCCTCACCTAAGCGAATGTTAGAGCGCAATAGCGAACTTACCTGCTCCGGTGACACGGCATTGTTGCGGACTGCTGCATTCATCACCTCGCCGTCAATCAATGTTGAGTGGAGTCGAGAGCGGAGATTCTGAATTTCAACATCCTTCTTTTCCGCAGTCTTTTTGAGGATCTGCTCGAACTCTCCGCGCTCCTTTTGGCGCTCAAGATCTGCTGCTTCTTTTTCCTCAAGCAATCTGCGAGCCTCGTTCAAGTCAACGCCTTCGATTTGCTTCTCAAACTTCTTGCGCTCGCGCGCTAGACGCTGCTCAACAATTCGCTCGACTTCAGACTGTGAAAAGGACTTCTCCGAAGTAGCTTCCTGACTTTCAGCGGTCGCTTCGGTATCAACGCTTTCCATGACTTCTTCGCTCATGTTACGAACCTCCTATGGAGTGTGTGGGGAAACTATTTCTTGCTAGGCTTCCAGCCGGTCTTGCGAAGTGTGCCGTACACATACGCATCGCACCGCTGTTTGCCCCATCCGCGTTTCTTGCAGACGGCTTTCAATTCTTGCTCAAGTTTCTTAGGCATTCTCGTCTTCCTCAAATACCGGACGAAAATGATGTCGGCAGTTGTATCCGCCTCTCACAATAAACGGATCGCCAGGGGCTTTCCCTGCCCATGAGTTATTGGCCCACATTTCGCGGATCTCGTCTTCCGTATAAGACTTTCCTGCGTGATCTTTACACCACTCGCGAGAGTCCCTGATTACAGAGCCGTAGTATTTCCACTTTTCCGCGCCAGCTTCTTTTCCGGCAGCTACAACGATTGAGGAATCAAATTGCATCAGCGAATCGTGAACCATTTGAGTTGCATATCGCCTTAAATTATTACCTACTCTATCGCGGGCGTATAGGGTGTGTAGCTTTTCTATTGCCTCGGCCCGCTGAGCATCAGAACCATTGCGAGCAATATCGACAAGACGATTGGCTTCCACAGAGTCGGATTCAATATAAATTCCGTTGATTGCATGGCGCAGCGTCTTTACTGATTCAGAAACAGGTCGGCCTGTGATCGTGTTTTGGTAGATCTCATTTGCCAAGGTATCTAGGTATTCATTGCCAATTGCTTCGAATCCCTGAAAGCTCAATCTCTTTAAGTTGCGAATAACATCGGGCGAGATTTCAGTAAATGCTCCATATTCTCCAAGCATTGATTGGGCGGAAGCGAGAGCCTCATCGTATCCGTCAACTATTGCTTGAACTTCGGCAAGATATTCCTGCTCAAGAACCGACTGAATTTGAGTGCGAGCTGCGATAGCCCACTCAAGATCAAATAGACTCCCAGCTTTAGTAGGCGCAGCGGAAACGATTGCCACGACCCTTTCTTCCAGACGGCGCAAAGCAGTTTGTAGGCGCTCCTCATGAGCATCTCCTAATCGTTCAATGATTCTAGCGTGATCAATATCTGCTGGCATTAAAACTGGCCGAGTACCTGATTAGTGCTGTCGATTTCTTCGTGCGCGCGAACCAACTCCTCATCATCTAGAACGAGGTCAGCGATCATCTTGTCCACTTCCTTCAGGAATGTGTTAGAGCGAACGCCGGAGGCCTTAGCCTGCTGCAAGTAATTTAGTTCGTTCGGGTAGTCACGAATATCGAATGAGTCTGGGTAGTACACCTCAACATCTGGGGTGGTGTCTTGCCAGATGCAGAACAGTTCCCAAAGCTGCTCTTCGGCAAGTTCCAGAATATCAGCCTTTTCTGATAGTTTGGCATTCAACAACTGGAATTCAGTTTGCAGGGCAACGCCGGACTTGGTTTGTGCTTCCGTGCCGCGTACTGCGCCCATGTGAGCCATGCGGTTGATTGATTCCACCTTGTCCGTGATCGAGGCTCGCACAGCGTCCAGATTGGAGCCGCTCGGCTGGATCTGGTACGGCTTGAGGTTGGCATCCAATTCGTCCGGCATATTGATCACAGAGCCAGCGCCGGCAGATGCATCCGTGCCATAGGTCTTGACCAGGGTCGGGTGATTCGAGATGCGGATCAGTTGCTCGATTTCGCTCAACTCCTGATAGATCGACTGCTGCATAAACGCAATATCGGAAAGATCTGAAATGCCAATGCCGCGCACCACGGAACGATTAGCAGGCAGGAACACCGCTGGAATGCGCCCAATCGGGTTCGGCATGATTTCTACAAGGCGCTCGTCCTCGTTTTCCACCTCATAGATGCTCACCTGTTCGTCAGTCCAGACGCGGAAAAAGGCGCGAGTGGTCATATTGTCGACGCGCTCGATAGCCTCACGGAGCTTCAGATAGGTCAGGCGATAGCGGCCAGACTCGGTGCGCTCCCAGCGCCAGTCAAAGACATTCTCTGGAGTAAAGAGGTTTACATAGGGGCGGATGCCTTGATTTAGTTCCTCAGCACGAGTTCCGGCAGTTGATCTCGGCTTGTCCAGAGTCAGCCATACATGGCCGTAGACCGATGCCCAGATTTGGGCTTCCTTCATAAATGAATTGAAGTTGCGGCCATCAAGGTCGCAGTCCTTCAGGAACGGCTCAAGTGCAGGGTTTCCGTCAATAGAGTTGAAGCTGCGGGTCGGCGGGATGCGCCAGAGATACGAGGAATAGATGTGGACGATATTGCGACAATGGTTGTCGATCGGAGTCAGGGCGATTCTGCGCTGGTACTCGTCATTGTCCTCGTTGATGTACTTGGTCAGATAATTACCGTCTTTGTAGTCCTGCCCGCCCATATAAGAACGGAGGAAAAACTCCCACCGGTTTTCGTTGTCAGCGTATTCTGGATGGGTGTAGGTAATCGTATCCATATCAAGTCCACCGTTTCGGTTGTTCCGCTTGGTAATTCCTGCGGATAGGGTATAGGAATTCTATCAGATAGCCCAATGCATCGTTCATGTGGTCGAAGCCTGAATCCTTGTCGGGCTGGCTGGTTCCTTCTTTGTAGATCTGTCGCTCTAGGCTCGCAATGGTCTGCTTGCATTTAGTGGATACAAATAAGTTCCGCTTGCCGTCAGCAGATAATAGACGCGAATTTACTGCGTTGATACGGTCGCGTACAGAAGCATGAGTGTTTCTGACATAAACCTGGAAGCCTGCGTTCTGCAAGATTGACAGGTCTGTCCTTCCTCCAGCGGAGGTCTTGCGCTGCCGAGAGGCTGGATCAGGGTAGATGCTGATTTTCTTTCCCTGATACCGCTGCTTGATCTCGTCGACCATTTCGTCGGTGTTGGAGCCGTAGATCACGATCTCATCAATGACGCGGATCGCCTGCCCTTCACGAACAGCAACAATGGCAGACATAGGATCAATGTTGAAATCAAGGCCAATGTGAAGATCAGAAAGGTCGGAACCACAATCAGCAACCACAGACTGCTCACGATTGAAGTTGTAATAGATGATGCCTGAGTAATTGACGAATGCCGCCAGATATTCCTGACTAAAGGTTCGCTCATCGAGATCTCGCTTTGCTGCTTCGATTTCCTCGGCAGATACATTCCCGCCATCGAGGGTGGTGAATTGGAAACTGTGCCAATCTGCTGCGCCATCTACGCCTCTAGTCCACAGGTCGTAGAAGTGATTTCTGCCCTTCGGCGTACCGATCCACATTGCAGAGCCTTCACGGTCTGAGATGGATGGGCGTAGAACCTCTGTCCAGGCGGTCGGTTTCATGTCTGCGAATTCGTCCATGATTACGAAATCCAGAGCGCGGCCACGCAAAGAGTCTGGATTCTCTCCGCCTTTTAGAGAGATCGTGCTGCCGTTTAGCAGGTTGATCGTCAGATTGGTTTCGTTCTTCTTGTCGATGTATCCACTAGGGATCATCTGACCAAGCATATCCCAGGCAATTTCCTTTGCCATCTTGTAAGTCGGCGCAACATACCAGCAATTCTTTGACTTGCCAGAGAGGGCTGCCCGCATGAGTTCAACCGTTGCTAGGTGAGTCTTTCCGAATCGGCGACCTGCAACGATAACCCTGAATCTGCTCGGATCAAGAAAGATCTGGCTTTGGGGTTGCGTCAACAACATTGATCGTCAATGGTGGAAGTTCTGCGTGTTCTGTTTCGATCTTGTCAGCTTGACCTAGCCAGTTTTTGCCTAGCCATACCAGCATCACTTTGTCGCCTTCCATTGCAGCGGAATACTGCTTGCGGCGTAGCGACATCTTGCCTGGAGCGCTCTTTTGCTTGAAATAGTCCGCAAAACTGAGATCGTGTTCTTCCTTCAGTCTGCGGTCTAGCGTGTCGTAACTCATCCCCTGAAGGGCTGCGCATTCTTCGCCTGTACACATGATTTCGCAACAGGCATCGAGTAGATCGTAATCTAGTTCCTTTCTAGGCCTTCCGCCTTTGTTGACTTCTTCAGTCATTGGTCTTGCTCCACCTTAATCACAGAATTGAGTGCCACGAAACGGACAAATGCGCTTCTGGTCATATTGGCTTTGCGAGCGTTAGCGTCAATCTTTTCTAGTTCTTTCTTGGTTAGTTTGACA